ATAAGTTTCCTTATAGAGCCTCTAGATTTTCTAAAGGAAATTGATGACTGTTGCGTTCATGAATGACCTCTAGACCCAAATTGGCACGGTTCAATACATCTGCCCAAGTGGGAATTGTTCTCATTTGGTTATCTTGGATGCTATGAACATAGTTTAGACCGTTGAGATTAAAACCGGACATAAAAATACCACAAGCGGCAAACCAAATACCAATAACAGGCAATGCTGCCATTACAAAGTGCAGAGAGCGACTATTGTTAAATGACGCATACTGAAACAGAAGACGACCCAGATATCCATGTGCAGATACCAAATTATACGTTTCTTGTTCTTGACCAAACTTATAACCATTATTCAAACTTTCATATTCAGTTGTTTCCCGAATAAGAGAACTAGTGACTAGTGAACCGTGAGTTGCAGAAATTAAAGCACCTCCAAAAACACCAGCAACGCCTAGCATATGAAAAGGGTTCATAAGAATATTATGTTCTGCCTGAAAGACTAACATAAAATTAAATTGACCAGAAATCCCAAGTGGAAATCCATCAGAAAATGAACCTTGTGAAATTGGATAAGCAAGAAAGATTGCAGTAGCAGCAGCAACTGGAGCACTATAAGCAACACAAATCCAAGGGCGCATCGCCAACCTGTATGAAAGTTCCCACTCACGACCCATATAGGCATAAATGGCAATCATAAAATGGAATACAATAAGTTGATATTCACCCCCGTTGTACAACCATTCTTCAAGAGTTTGAGCTTCCCAAATTGGGTATAGATGCAAACCAATCGCATTAGAACTAGGGATTACTGAAGCACTAATGATATTATTACCATACATTAGAGAACCAGATACTGCCTCCCTAATTCCATCCAAATCTGTTGGCGGGGCAGCAATAATAGCAAGAATAAAACAAATAGTTGCAGTTAAAACTGTTGGAATAAGTAATACCCCAAACCACCCAACGTATAACCTGTTGTTCGTAGAAGTGACCCAGTTACAAAACTGTTCCCATACGTTTTCGCCAGAACGGCGTGAAGCAATTGTAGCAGTCATAAGAATTAAAAGAAAATAAGATGAATCCAGGGAAGATTCTTTACGTTATTTTCCTTCTCCACCCTCTAGAGAAGGCAGGATGAGAGACGTATTTAACGTGCAAAGTCTCGGTAAGCACGGAAGCAATGTCAGGATTTCCTAACCCGCTTATGTGTATATAGTAGCACAGGATACAGGGGTTGTCAAGCGTTGTGGACAATCAGGAAACTGGCATCAGAGGCCAAGAAATATCAAAAGGATTGGTTTGAGTCTCTGGCAAATCTCTGAGTATTTGTCTATAAACTCTCCATTCCTCTCTATTCTCTATACCCAAGTCATAATCAGAAATCTGAGTGTAATCTGATTCCTTTAAAAGTCTATCTCTTTCCAAACGAATAATATCCCACTGTGCTTCTATTTCTTCTGTATTATAAGGTCTCTTTACATACTCTGTTCCATTCCAAGATAATGTTTCAATTGTAGAATCATATACAGGTTCTTCATAAGGTCCAGTATATCCAGCATCCTCTAGTTCTTCTTGCGTAAATGTAGTTGGGTCAGTGCGTGTAAATCCACTTGAAAGTTTAATACGAAAAGGAACTGGAATAGGATAAGAACCTTGATAAGAATATAATGACATAATTAGAACTTAAGTGAAAACTGATATAAACCTTTAACAACTGAACTTAAAACAAACATTCTTGAAGAGTCTGGAGTCATATAAATTGCTTGAGTGCCAGTAGTGATTGCACCAGTAAGACCATAAAGGGCAATAAGTTCCGTAGAGTTAAGAACTGCCGTAGTTAAATCATAAGGAATTGACAAGTCAACTTGACGAATTTGCCTACCACCATTTGCTGCAGTATCAAAGGTTGCAATATAAAGTTTTGTTCCGTTGTAGTTAAATGAAATACCACCTGCTCCAGTGAATGCATAGGTCTGTAGGAATGTTGCTGGTTCTGCAAGTGAGAATCCATTAGTTTGGTCTGGATAGGACAACTTTCTAACGCCACCAGAACCACTTATAAACATCTCATTTCTACTTGGGTCTGGAAGTGCCAATCCTCTTACAGTTCCTTCAGTTGCACCAATGTAATTGACACCATAAAGGTCATTGCCAGTACCAGAGTATAAACGATAGATGGTGTCGTTTGTTATTCCCATGATATAAGTGTATTGATTTCCAGAGTTTGGACCATAAATCCAAATACCAGTTGGAGTTGCTTCAAATCCAACGCTTGTAGAAGAAACAAAAGAAAGAGTGGAAACATTCCAAGCCTCAGAAAGAGTATAATAACGAATCGCATCATTAGTAGTACCCACCAACCACAATGCATATCCATCATCACTAAAATAAAATGCAGTCATTGTTGCCTCCACAATACTTGCAGAAGAACGAACAAAATAAGCAGAGTTAATATTTCCAGAAGTAGTCAAATAATACTGATGAATTAAGTCACTTGTCTGACCACTTACAAACATATGATATCCATCAGGACTTATGTATATTGCTCGGGGTTCAGTTTCTTTTTCTCCAACATAATATCTACCATTAAAAACTAGACTAGAAGATGTATTCCACGCAGAAGTTAGATTTGTTTGATATACACGACCGTTGGTATTACCCATAATATAAAGAGAGGTTCCATCACTTTTAAAATAAATTCCCTGAGGACTTGTATCTATAAATCCTATTGGAGTATCACGTACCGCTGAGATTGAGATGTCTCTTACATCCCAATTGTATGCTAATGAATACTCTGAAATTCTTTGTCCAGTGGAACCTACCACAAATACCTTAGAACCATCATCACTAAAATGAATTCCAGTTGCAGTTGCTTCAGTCAGAACAGGAGAACGACCTAATCCATTATAATCTCCATCATTATTACCAGTAGAAACATCCCAAGTAACTGACATATTATATGCATTTATTCTATCACTGGTCTGTCCTACAATATAGAGATATAAACCATTAGGGTCAATATACATTCCAGTTGGTGTAGTTTCTTCATTTCCTACATATAATCTTCCGACCACATTTGTACATCTCCAAGCAGTGCCAAGTGGTAATTGATGAACTCTATCTCCAGTATCACCAGCAACATACATTACTGTTCCATCACCTTTAAATGTAATTGTAGTTGGAGCAGTGTCTAAGAATGAAATTGGAAGTTCTCGTAAGAAAACCGCTGAGCTAACATTAAAAGTATCTGGAATTCCATATTCACGAATTCTTTGTGATGTAGTTCCCACCACATACATTTTTTGCCCGTAAGCTCCGTTCCCGTAACTCCCAGTTGGAGTTAGGTACAATCCTGTAGAAGTTGCTTCACCTATATTTGGAGAACTACTAACATAATAAAAAGTACTTCCATTTGGAAAGTATTGGTAGACAGTATCATTTGTTTGACCTAATATAAAAATTATTCCCGAGTTAGTATCATACCATATTGCACGAGGTTCTGTTTCTCTATCACCAATATATAATCTTCCCTGAATACTATTAGACCAATAAGGAGCACTAAGATATACTTGATGTATTCTATCTCCAGTATCACCAGAGATATACATATTATATCCATCATTACCAAAAACAATGGATGTTGCAGTTGCATCAAGATGTCCAATTGGACTTATTGAATAAAGTGAGATTGTAGAAATATCCCAAGCAACTGAAAGTGTATATTCTCGGACAGTATCATTAGTTTGTCCAATTGTATGCATTCTAAGACCATCAGGACTGAAGCAGAGTCCAGTCGGTGCTCCTTCAACAAGACTGGCAGTAGACCGAACAAAAGAACCTGTGGTTAAATTCCAAGGAGTACTCAAATAGTATTGATGAACAGCATCACTTGTCTGACCTATGATATACAAATCCTGTCCATTATTGGGATTAATATAAAGTGCTCTAGGTTCTGTTTCTTGTGCAGCAACAGATAATGAATGAGTTGTATAAGATGCCGTAGAAACATCCCAAGGTGTACCTAAAGTATATCTATAGATAGCATCAGTGCCGCTACCTATCATATACATATACTGACCATTAGTATCAAAAATTATTCCTTGTGCAACTCCGTCTTGTGCAGTTACGGCAAATGATTTAGGTACTGCATAAGATGCTGTGGTAACATCCCAAGGAGCTGCTAAACTATATTGAAATACTGTATCTGCAGTTGTAGAACTAAGCACATACATCTTACTACCATTATCACCAAAAGCAACTTTAGCAACTGCAGTAGTTTGTGCAGAAACCAAATATGATGATGAAGAGGATGCAAAGAGAGCAGTTGCAGTATTAATTTGCCAAGGTGTTGATAAAGAGTATTGATAAACAGCATCGGTAGTGCTACCTACCATATACATATAACTACCATCTGAATTAAATGCAATTCCTTGTGCAGTTCCATCCTGAGCATTTACCGAAGTACTTAGACCAGAATAAGTGGAAGTTGTGACATCCCAAGCAGTTCCTAAGTTATACTGAAACACTGTATCTGTTGTAGCACCACCACCACTCAACACATACATTTTTGTTCCATTATCACCAAAGGTAACTTTGGATTGAGTTGTAGTTTGTGCCGAATGTGAAAAAGACTTTGGAACATAATCCGATGTTGCTGTTCCAACATTCCAAGGAGTACCTAAACTATAAGAATGAACAATATCATTTGTATTTCCCAACACATACATTTTTGAACCATCACTCTTAAAGAAGAGACTTTCATTAGTTACATCTAAAGTATTAATAATATTTGCACTTATACCTGAATATGTGGCACTTGTAACAGACCAAGCAGTTCCCACATTATACTGAAAAACTGTATCAGTTGCCTGAGTTCCTCCAGCGAGAACATACATCTTTGTTCCACTATCACCAAACACTACATCATTTCTTTGTGTTGTTGCCTGAGCAGTTACTAATATGGATGTAGCTGCAGTGGAAACATAAGATGTAGTTGCAGTAGAAACATCATAAGGTGTGGAAAGATTATAAGAATATATTGAGT